GATTTTACGCGAGGCACACAAAGAGGACTTCAACAAGATTTACCATGCACTACTGGCAGAGAACGGACTTGCTCCTTCGGGCAAGGTTACTGCCGACTTGGTTGAAAGATACTTAGGGAGTTTAAACAATGGCTAAGGGTATTCGTATCAGTCAAGATGGATTCTACTCAGACTTCGAGTACTCAACTGTTAAAGAGTTACAAGATGGAGTCAATGGATACTTCGAGTGCGTTAGTTTAGTCGCCATCAACGGCGAGTACTTGGGTAATATGTGGGTCAATGAGATGGGGCATGGGTTGGTGAACACACCAGCCTCTGCCATCTCGTTCATCTTCGGCGGGGCATCAACAATTCTAGGAAATGTAGTAGTGATGGGAGCAACGGATGAAGATGGAAACGACACAGACATTAGCGAAAGCATCAAACAAATCATTGAGTGGTCATGTATCCCACAAACAAAATGGGATTCGGAAACTGCCAGTGTTTAAACAACTCTCTAGCATTACACCTGCGGGTTGGATGGTAGCCATCCTTACTGTTGCATTGGTCATCTCAGTACATGACAATAGCGTGGCACCAACAAGCGCAAAGGTACCGCCAGCAGGTGAGGTGGTTGCCTACTACGAGAACCAGTATCAACAATACGCAATCGAGTTGCTAGTGGAGCAGGACAATATCGAACAATGGACTTGCCTTCACACACTATGGACACGAGAGAGTAACTGGCGACCAAAGGCGCTTAACAAATCAAGTGGTGCCTATGGAATTGCACAGTTTATGCCCTTCACATGGGCTACCGTAGGCTATAAGAAAACTGATGACGGTTTCATGCAGGTCGAGGCAGGCTTGGCATATATGGAGCGCCGTTGGGGTGGCAATATCTGCAAGGCTCTCTCCCATAGTTTAGCAAAGGGGTACTACTGATGAGTAACAAACCAAAGCCAGTGCATCATAAAATCCTTACCGAGCGCGTGGCTAACACCGAAGAAACTTATTACTTACTGGAATACAGTGAGCAAGGTTATGCCTCAGCAAACTGCAAGGGTATTGATACTGAAATGTTTTTCCCTGACATTGAGAACTTCAAGCCAGAGGATATGGCTCCGTTTAAACGGATGTGTGGCACCTGTCCAGTCCAGCAAAGATGCTTGGAGTGGGCGTTAGTACATGAAAGATACGGGGTATGGGGTGGCATGACCCCCCGTGAGCGTATCATTGAGCGCAGGCGTAGGGGTTGGGGCTTACTAGAACCACACCTATTCGTGCCCTTAACCCAAAGGTATGTGATATAGTTTAGGTAGTAAACACACAGGTCAGGTTGGGGAAGCATGAACTGTGTGTTTATTGAAAACCACCGCTGAGGTTCCAGTCCTTTAGCGGTGGTTTTTCTTTACCCAAAAGTTTTAAAGTTTAAACGCACTACGCATCAGCATAAATACATTATCTGCTAAGTCATCTAGTGTTCCATCATTGTAGATAACATGGTCAAACATATAGTTATCGAGCGCGTGCTCTGACTTATGACTATTAACTGCACTTAAGTTATGTCTGTTAATCCGAATAACTTTACCGCCTCTTGCCTTGATTGCATCAGCCTCATTAGGAAATCTAACATCAGCAATAACAACATTAGCGGCAGGGTCAAAGTGTTTAAACGCTTGGTCAATCCAAAAGTTGCCGCCGAACATTTCTCTGCCAACTTCTGTACCAAATACTTGTAGCAATCTGCGTACCTCAGGAGTAGCCTTGGCTATCTCCCAACCGTACTCATCAACTACATCAGCAACCCGCCCTCTTTCAGAACAAATTGGGTTTAATTTATAGATGGCATTACGCATTGGGTCAGCAAAAGATAAGCGCTTGAACTCATAGTTTAAACATAACAACTCTGCTGTTGCATCTTTACCACTGCGTGCGTATCCACTAAGTCCGATTAACATTACTCTTGCTCCCTCGTTTCCACTTGTGCCTGTGCATTAGATACTATCCTACGCCTTCTATTCCAAATCGGTGGCTCACCACCTAATCTTTCTTGCAACTTCTGCAATGCTCGTTGTACTCGCTTGCGCAATGCTTCTTCACTGGCATCATACTTCTCTGCTAGTTGGGTAAAGTCCATGCCACCATCAGCATATCTGTCGAACAGCAAGTTCCTGTCTGCTTCGTTTAAACGCTGTACCCCACTATAAACATCAGACATTAAAGCCAAACGATTGTTGCCCTCATTAGGTTTAGTTGTCCTTGATATAAATTCACTGCTCATGTCAGGCGTTGTGCCCCATGCATCATGTGTCCATACATCCCGCAACAGTTCATGCAATACCTCAGTAGTATAAAAGAATATGTCGGAGATGGGGATGCGGGAGTGGCGCTTGCGCTCACGCGCTACCAACTTCTGTGCTTCATTGTTAAAGGTACGCTTAAGTTTAAACGATAGCCCCTCATCAACTGCCCACTCTACGACCTTGTGCTTGTGCTCTAGTGCCCAAACGACTAAGTGTTGATACACATCATCAGCGGATACTAAGTTGCGGTGGATGCGAGCGCTTCTTTGCGCGGCTATGCGTGCCAGTTTAAACACTATGTCCTCGACATCTTCAAACTGAATCTCTTGGTTCATTTTAATATCCTCGCTGCTTCTAATAAATCTTCTACTGTAATGAGGAATCCTTTGCTTAGGTTGGGTGGAATCTCGCAGGTAATTTCCCTACCTTTATTATGCACAGCCCATCTGACATGACTGGTCGGTACCATTATGACCGCCTTCTCTAGCACAAACGCCCAGTACTCTGCCTCTGTTACATTGATGCCTGATGGTTCCCATGACATGGACTTACGGAAGAAACACTCAACTTCAATGTAGATATTGTTAGTACTCCACCATTTGCGGTCGCGCTTTACTTCAATGCGCTTGCCTTCGGTTAGTAGTTCTTCTACTAACTGTTCGCCCTTCCTGCCGTAACCAAAATCTAAATCAAATGATGAGTTTTTTACCATGTTTAAACGCCAATGCGAGTACGCAAGCCGCCTGCCCCTTCGCTTAGATATACATCATTAACATCCATACCATCTGGCATGAACACAGGGAATACATTTTCTAGTTCTCGACTTATATTCTTAGCCATCTCTCTACCTGCATTATCACCATCACAGAAAAGATATACCTTCTCAAAGTCAGCCAATACTCTGGAGTAAAATGGTTTCCAGTTGTTAGCCCCAGGCAATCCAACAGCGGTGAAACCACATTGCGTAGCAATCACTGTGTCCAACTCACCCTCACACACAACGAGTACATCATCATCATTGTTAAGTGCATTGACATTGAAGATGTGTGTCGTTGCGCCTGGTCTAGATAGGTACTTAGGTCCGTTGTCTGTGTTTAAACTACGGAATCTAATATCAACAGCGCCAGTTGGTGTTAGATATGGGATAGCCAACTTGCCAACATAGGGTTCATGTCCAACCTCAGGCTCTTTTACGAAGCCCAGGCGGAACATACCCGCGGTTTGCTCGGTGATACCTCGACTCGTCAGGTACGGCAGAGCCTCTCCTAGATTTGTTGCGTACTTCTCCGTGGCTTTCACCAGTGATTCTTTCTGCGATTTTGACAGCCTCACTAAAACCCACCCCTTCTTTCTTCATAATAATTGAATACACATCACCTGCCATGTCGCATCCGAAGCAGCGGAAGCCGCCGTTCTCAATGTTTAAACGAGCAGACTTAACTTTATCACCATGGAAGGCGCACCGTACGGTAATCCATCCACTTCTAGTAGGTACTGTGAATCCATAATGTTCCAGTACTTTTACAATGTCATGCTTAGAGGTTGGCGAGGACATCTTGTAACCTCTGGACTACATACGCTTCACCTACACTCTTGTTCGGTGCCTTGATAATTACCAATGGCGTTGGTGCAATGGCAAGGTTCTTGCTCTTGCGATAGTTCTCTGCTTCTATGTCTGCTTCCTTCATCCATCCACTCAAATCAATACGCCCATCACGGCGTGGTGCCTTGGCTTCGATAACATAGGAACCATTAACCCCTTGAAGAAACACATCTCCAATGTCATTACGCCCTGCCCTCGGCAGGCGTTGTGCGTTATACCCACGGATAACCAAGTCATCAGCAAGGTCAATCTCCCATGCTGCACCTCTACGCTTATTGCTTTTCTGTTGCGTTGTCATCATTATCCTCTAGTTCGCTCATAATATAATCAACAATATGGGTGTTGTCTTTCAATGCTGGCATAATAAAGTAGCCAACAACATCACATAGTTCCTCGACTCCAAACCGTTGGCGCAATGACCAAGGTGTTTCATTGAGGATAGCGTGCGTAACTTCATGCATAAGGACACGGGCAATCTTGTCCTCTTGCAAAGTACCTACGATATGTATGGTATTCGTAGACTCATCAGTTAAGCCATAGTTTTCTTCACTCTGATAGTCATATCGAATCTTGTACTTCTGACCAAATACCTTAAGGGTTGTGGGGCGTTTAGCCATCTGTTTTTTCCTGCGTTTCAGCAACAGCAACAGCCTGCCAGTATAGGTTGTAGTAGTTAGCATCAAAGGCAAAGCGCTTCATGTGCTTAACCAATGCTCCTGTATGCGCATATAGTGGTACACCTGATGCCTTCATCTTGCGGAAGAAAGCAATGTCCTCACCAATAAATTCCTCACCAATACCGTTCGACTCAGCAAAGAAGAAATCCTTGCCAAACTTCTCACGCATCTGTTTAAACGCGTTACGGTGCATAAGAACCAAACCAAATCCAGCGCAGTCAACCTCAACCACTTCGTTATGTGGCAGTGGATGAAGGTATTTAACCTTGTGTTCTTCACCTGTTTCATTGAACAGTACTGGCATAGGTTGCATAAGCGAGCCTTCCATCTGCTTAGAGATAAAGTACACACCACTAACAACTGGTTTACTTATCTTGTCTGCTGTATCCCAAAGCATTTTGAGTACATCAAAGGTAAGTACAATGTCGGAGTCAACCCATAGAATCCAATCGGTTTTAACTTCGTCATACCACATATCAATCAACGCTTGGCGTTGGCGTGCAATCTGATTACCCTGCACACGGATAGCGTTATGAACTGGTATGCCACGCGGTCCAGATACAACTAGCGTGTATACCAAACCTTCGGTGAACTTGCCATCCGTATCTCCGTTATCACACCATGCTATGGATAATGTTTCCTTGGAACTATGTGCCATTATGTTTCCTTCTTGTACTGAATCACGCCTTCGGCTGCATCAAGTACTTGCAGTGAACGCTCTGCCAAATGTTTAAACGAGGAAGCCATCACCTGTAATTGTTCTGCAATATCTTCTCGACAGTTTTCACCACACT